GTGATGCTACCTCAGTTGCAGAAGGTAAGACTCCCGCAGAGATGGCATTCTCTATCGAGCGTGTCGCCGTTGAAGCGAAGAGTCGTTCGCTCCAAGCGAAGTACTCTACCGAACTCGCTCAGGATCTCAAGGCTGTTCACGGTCTAGATGCTGAAGCGGAACTCGCTAACATTCTCAGCACTGAAATTCTTGCTGAAATCAACCGCGAGGTCATTCGTAACCTCAACCTCACTGCTGTTCTCGGTGCATCGCAAGATGACCTGAACATCCACGGTGGTGGTGTTACCGTTGACGGTGTTGGTGCTTCTAGCGGATTCGCTAACCAGAAGCGTGGTGTCTACGATCTTCTTCTTGACTCTGACGGTCGTTGGAGTGCTGAGAAGTTCCGTGGTCTCATGTTCCAAATCGAGCGTGAGTGCAACGTGATTGCTAAGGAAACTCGTCGTGGTAAGGGTAACTTCATCATCTGTTCCTCAGATGTTGCTTCCGCCCTTTCCATGAGTGGTATGCTTGACTCAAGTCCTGCATTCTCAAACCTTGAAGTCGATGACACTGGTAACACTTTCGTCGGTGTTCTCAACGGTCGTCTCAAGGTTTACATCGACCCCTACGCTGGTGTAAACTACTGCACCGTAGGTTACCGTGGATCGTCGCAGTATGACGCTGGTGTGTTCTACTGCCCATACGTCCCACTGCAAATGGCAAGAGCGGTCGATAGCAGCACCTATCAACCACAGATCGCGTTCAAGACTCGCTACGGTATGATTGCTAACCCCTTCTCGAAGGGTGCAACTACCCCAAGCACTTCGTTTGACAACGGTCAGACTCCGCTTGAAGAGCGTGTCAACGTGTACTACAGAATCTTCCGTGTAGACAACCTCCACGGTATCAACGCTAACGCTCAAGCCGACGGTTGATAGTTAGTAACGATAACTGAATAGTCGGACTTAGCCCGACAGAGAACCCCCGAGACGAAAGGCTCGGGGGTTTTCCTTTATACATACTTTGGAGGAAACTATGTCCAAAAGACCAAACATTCCATTCGGTGCGTCTGATCCAAGACTTGATCCAAAACAAGTAGGAAGTAGACCTACGGGAATCGACAACTATTTGCCTGAAACAAGAACGGGTTCCACACTCGGAAACTATCTTGATCGATATCCTGAAAAGATAAACTACCTCCAACAGCCGGGATTCAAGTTTAGTCTATTGCGATCCCCACACCTAAGTTATTTCTGTCAGTCTGCTACCATTCCGGGTATCCAAGTTGAGGCTTTGGATAGACCCACAAACATTGGTATGCTGCCCATCCCAGTAGCCGGTCATGCATCGAAAGATGATTTTGAAATTACATTCCTTGTAAATGAAGATCTGTCAAACTGGTTGGAAATTTACAATTGGATGAGATCTCTCACTACCTTCGATGACTATGACGAATACGAAAATTCAAATAGTCACTATTCAAATGCGATTCTTATGACACTGAATAGTGCCATGAATCTAAACTTTGAGGTGGAGATAAAAGATCTCTTTCCAAAATCACTATCAAGTATTGAAATGACAACAACGGCTGGTACAATAAACCCAATAGAAGCGACTGCTACTTTTGCATACACTTCTTATGAAATTAGGAACCTTGGTAACCAGACAGGATAATTACTATGAAGTTTGATGAACTCCGCCGTATGGTTTCGGTGGACATGAAGATTGATGGAACTGAACTTGATATCGAATCGCTAAAAACTCCTCAGTTACACAACAAGTATCTCAACCTTTACCACGATGAAAGACTCATTCTAAAGCAGATGAGATCTCGAATCAAGGAACTTGTTCGTGATAAATGGGAATTTTACAGTGGAAAGATGAGTGAGGAAAAACTCGAACGTCTAGGCTGGGAACCCTTTCAACTCAAAGTGTTGAAGCAAGACATCGATAGATACATCGAATCTGATACCCAAGTCGCACGCGAGTATGATCGTATCGCATTCCAAGAGGAGAAGGTTGATTTCCTACAGTCCACATTGAAGTCTATCACTGCACGGCAGTGGGACATCAAGAATGCTATCGAGTGGAGAAAGTTTGTAAATGGAATCTAATGATCCTATGCATCGCGTGTATCTAAAGCACGCATACCGTATTGCAGAGAAGTCACCAGATCCAAGAACTCAAAATGGAGCAGTTTTAGTGGATCATTCTCAAGGTATGATCTCTGGGTGTCCAAATGCATTTCCACAGGGTGTAAACGTCTCAGACGAGCGTTGGGGGGACGAGAAGTATCATTTTGTAGAACACGCGGAACGCAATACCATATACAAAGCGATTCGTGCAGGATACTCTCCAGAGGGTCTCACACTCTATTGTCCGTTTTACGCTTGCTCCGCATGTGCGAGAGCGATCATCCAAACAGGCATAAAAAACGTGGTTGGTCATAAAGAGTACATGGAACTAGCCCCTGAACGATGGGTTGAGAGTGTACGCATCGGTCATCAAATGATGCACGAAGCAGGTGTTCGATGTTTATTTTGGTCGGGTAAAATCGGAGAGATCACCATCCGAGTAGATGGTAAAGATTTTCACCCATAAATACTTGTATGAGTGATTTGGTTGTAAGTCCAATTGATACCGCAAGTGTTCGTGTTACATGCGAACGGCACGTTGCAAAAGAACTCTCGGAGTTTTTCACCTTCAAGGTTCCGGGGTATCAGTTTATGCCTGCATACAAAAACAAGATGTGGGACGGAACCATCAAACTTTACAACATGTTTTCTGAAACCCTCTACGCAGGTCTTGTGCAGTACGTCAAGGCTTTTGCGGATGAAAGATCGTACACAATTGAAGTGGATCCAGAGTTAGATGTCAAGAATGACATGTCGGTTGAGCATGTGCGTAAATTTATTGACGATCATCTACAGCCTGTTGCGGGTGGTCAAAAGATCAATGCACACGATCACCAAGTCGAGGGTGTACATCATGCGATGCAGAATGAAAGATGCCTGTTGCTATCCCCGACTGCATCCGGTAAGTCTTTGATGATCTACTCTTTGGTTCGTCACTATTTGGAAGTTCTTCCTAAAGACAAAAAAGTGCTAATCATCGTTCCGACCACATCTCTGGTTAGTCAAATGTATTCTGATTTTGCTGAGTACTCGACTCACGATCCTAACTTTACGGCAGACAAAGATTGTCACGTTGTGTTTGCGGGACAGGATAAGATTGCAGATGCAAGAGTAATCATCTCCACGTGGCAGAGTATACACAAGATGCCTGAAAAGTACTTTGACAATTATGGAGCGGTGTTCGGGGATGAATGTCACTTGTTCAAGTCAAAATCACTGACTCGTATCATGTCTAAACTAAAAGACTGTCCGTACAGAGTCGGAACCACAGGAACCCTAGACGGAACCCTGACACACAAGTTAGTAATCGAAGGTCTATTCGGTCCTGTGTATAAAGTCACAGACACCAAGAATCTCATGGACATGAAACTACTTTCTAACCTGAGTATTGATTGTGTTCTACTTGATTACGAAGACAAGATAAAGAAGCAGAATGCTCGAATGAAATATTTTGAGGAGTTAGAGTGGTTGGTGACAAATGAGGACAGGAATAACTTCATTGCAAAAATGGCAAAGTCTCTCAAAGGAAACACCCTGATTCTATTTCAACTGGTGGAGAAACATGGGAAACACCTAAATAAACTGATAGAGGAAGTATGTCCTGATCATCAAGTGTTCTTCGTGTACGGAGGAACAGATGTGCAGGATCGAGAAAGCATACGAAAGATCGCGGAGGAAAATGAGAATGCAATCATTGTGGCATCTTATGGTACTTTCTCCACAGGTATCTCCATCCGCAGACTTCACAATATTATTTTTGCTTCTCCATCTAAAAGTCGTATACGAGTTCTTCAAAGTATAGGCAGACAACTTCGTAAATCGGAGCATAAAGAACTTGCTAGACTGTATGACATCGGAGATAATTTGAGTTGGAAGACATGGAAAAATCATACGCTCAAACACTTTCTTGAAAGAATGAAACTATACAATGCAGAACGCTTTGACTACAGGTCAATCAAAATAAAGATTTAGGAGTCACTATGATTCAACTTATAAAACTAAAAAACAACTTAGATCTAATCACACAGATTAGAAGTAAAAACGAAAAGACCATAGTTCTCCATCGACCTTTTGTGGTTCAGAACATGCCTATTCAAAGCCCAATGGGTATTCGCATGGTTCAGATGATCAAACCTTGGATTGAAAACACAAATGAAAATGATGTAACCCTTCCCGCCGATTCAGTTTTACTTGTCGTGACGCCTGATATTGATCTTACAAGGAAATATGAGTACGCTCTCGAAAAAGAAGACGTTGCTCAAGACATTGCAGCAGAGATCCAGAATGATCCTGAGCAACTTCAAGGCTTCATTGAACGAATGGTAAAAGAAGAATTGGATGAGATGGATCCTATGTCTGCTCCCGAGAATAGCATTGAAGAAAGACTTCAAGATGCAGATGACATAAATGTGTCATTCAACATGAGTCCCGGTATGTTTTTCAACTTCCTAGCAAACGGCATCATGGGTATTGATGAAAATCAAGACATTGATTTCGATACGGAAGCGTTCATGCAGAAGTTCGAGGAGTTCAAAAAGAAGAAGGAAAAACCCTCTCCTCCGAAAAAACGTCCTCCCCCTAAACGGGATGAATGGGACTTTGGTAATCTGTTTGATGATTGGGATCCAGAACCATAAAGTATTGATAAACCTTTACTGACCCAAGACACAGATAAGGTACGAGAAAAAACAACCTTGTCAAGAGACAAATTTTTCATTTTGTGTTGATTTTTTTCAAAGGTGTTGTATAGTGTGAAAAACAAGGAAGTAATATCATGGCGAAAGCAAAGAAAGAGCATTATGTAGACAACGAGAAGTTTTTCCAAGCGATGTGCGAGTGGAAGAAGCAGGTTGTCGAAGCGGACGATCTTGGAGAAAGCAGACCACCAGTGTCGGAATATATCGGTGAGTGCTTCATGAAGATCGCAGAACACCTATCATACAAGCCTAACTTTATCAACTACGAGTATCGAGAAGAGATGATCGGAGATGGTATTGAAAACTGCCTGATGTACGCTCACAACTTCGACCCCGAAAAATCTAAGAATCCGTTTTCATACTTCACTCAAATGATCTACTATGCATTTCTACGCAGGATCCAAAAAGAGAAGAAACAAATGTATGTGAAGTATAAGGTAGCCGAACAGTCTGAGTTTTATAAGAACTTCCCTACATGGGAAGATGATAAATCCTTGAAGCAACAGTTCAATCTCACGGAAACAGATATCGAAAACTTCACACCGAAGTCAAAGAAGAAAGAGAAAAAGCAGGAAGATTCAAGCGGCGCTACACTGGATGATTTTTTTGGAGAGTAAATGAAAGTTCCCTTTATCAATGATACTCACTTTGGTGCGAGAAACGACTCGCAGATATTCCTAGACTACTCACTTGATTTTTTCGAGAATCAGTTTTTCCCCTACTGCGATGAGCATGGTGTAACTGAGATTGTTCACTTAGGCGATTTTCTAGACAGAAGAAAATATGTAAACTTCAATACCCTTACACAAGTACGGGAAAGGTTCGTAGAGCCTCTTGAAAAGAGGGGTATCAAGATTCACTGTATCCTTGGGAATCATGACACCTACTTTAGAAACACAAATAAGGTAAACTCTCTTCGTGAGGTATTTTCACCCACCCAATCGTTTGAGGTGTATGAAAAGCCTACAATTACCAAGATTGATGATGTTCCTTTTGCCTTTCTTCCTTGGATCAACAAAGAAAACTATGATGAGAGTGTCGAGTTCATCAAAAACGCATCCGCAAATTACTTATGTGGTCACCTAGAACTCAACGGCTTTCAAGTCATGAGGGGTGTCAAGTTTCAAGACGGTATGGATCCTTCTTTGCTTGCAAAGTATTCGATGGTGTTGTCGGGTCATTTTCACACGAAACATACCAAAGGTAACGTCCACTACTTAGGCACACAGTACCAATTGACCTTCTCTGATCTCAAGGAAAAGAAAGGCTTTCATGTCTTTGATACTGAAACGACAGACCTAGAGTTTGTAGAAAATCCTAGAAGGCTCTTTCACTCGCTTGTCTATGATGATGAAGCGATTGATGCCATGAAATACATGAACGCCGATTACTCGGAGTACAAAGACAAGTTCGTAAAAATTTATGTAGCCAGTAAACAATACCCATTTACATTTGACAAGGTTCTAGATAAACTGTATTCTGTACAACCTGTGAACGTCCAAGTCGTAGAGGATGTTCAGGATGATGTCGATGACGAAGAAAAGGTGGATCTTGCAAAAGGCACTCTTGATATAATTTATGAAGAGATCGATTCCCTTTCCGAAGAAGTGGATAATCCAATGGAACTGAAAAAGATATTCAGAGACATATACATGGAGGCTATTACACAATGAACATTTTTGTGCTTGATAAAGATCCGGTTGTTGCAGCACAACAATCCTGCGATAAACATGTGGTAAAGATGATTATCGAGACTGGTCAAATGCTCTCTACCGCACACAGGGTGCTTGATGGTGCGGAATATTATGATATGTCCAAGGGTGATCGTCCAAGAAAAATCAAAAGGTGGAGGCTGGATGATGGTAGAGAGAATGTTTTGTGGAAGGCTTCGTTCGTAGGGCATCCCTGCACACAGTGGTGCATGAAAACACATCTGAATTATGATTGGTTGAGTCGTCACGGAGTTGCACTTTGTGAAGAGTACACTCATCGATATGGTAAGATCCATAAATCAGAAAAACTACTCAGACTACTTGAGGATCTTTTTCCAACCAATATTTCTATCGGTGACCTCACTCCTTTTGCACAAGCGATGCCCGAACAGTACAAAACAGAAAGTGCCGTTCAAGCGTATCAGAATTATTACCACGGAGAGAAAGCATATTTCGCAAAGTGGACAAATAGAGATGCACCTGAGTGGTGGTCACCAGAAGGGTTTCTAGCAGCAGTATGATTACATTCAAATCAATTAGGTGGAAGAACTTCCTTAGCACAGGTAATTACTTCACTTCGATTGACATCACGAAGAGATCCACGACACTCATCGCTGGTGAAAACGGTGCAGGTAAATCTACGGTGCTTGATGCATTGACTTACTGTTTGTTCGGTAGGTCATTTCGTGGTATCAACATACCTCAACTTATCAACAGCGTGAACGATAAGGATTGTATCGTTGAGATTGAGTTTGACATCGGAGACAACGAATACTTAGTTCGGCGTGGACAGAAGCCTAAGATATTTGAGATTCACAAAAATCAAAAACTGATTGACCAGAACTCAAATTCCAAAGACTATCAGTCAATGCTGGAAGAGCAGATTCTCAAGATGTCTTACCGATCATTCTGTCAGGTGATTGTTCTTGGGTCATCCAACTATATTCCATTCATGAGACTATCTACGTCGGATCGTCGTGCGGTCGTGGAGACACTTTTGGACATTGACATCTTTTCTGCGATGAACACCATCATCAAGGCTAGACTATCTCAGTCCAAAGATAGTATCAAAGATATTGATTACAAGGTGGACATTGTTCGGACAAAAATTGAAACGCAAGAAAGACTAATCAAAGATATCCAGTCCAGATCTGACGATGCAATCGAAGCACATAAAACAGAGATCTCTGACAGTGAGAAAGATATTGATCGCATCGAAAAAGAGATTACAGACATAGAGGACAAGATTGAAAAACTGCTTGATACAAGTAAGGATAAG